TTAGAATGGTACGTTGTCAGCCACAACTGTTCCTGTGCCTGTTGAGTTTACTCCAGACGCTACTGCATTCCAGCGAGTGCCTGTAACTGTATTGTTTACTCCGGTCTCTCTGACAGCTCCACCTGTTGCTGATCCTCCTGTGATATTGGTGTTACGCAAAATAACGCCTCGACAATTCACATCAATGTAAACTCCATACGTGCCAGTATTGCTTACATCGTGGCCAGATATGTTGTTTCCCATTGCATTTATCGAATAACAATTTTCAAACCTGAGCCCTTCCTGCCTGGCGTATCTAATAATATTATCGCTAACCACACCATTAGATAAACCTGTTATTAATATAGCCTGAGCCAAAGTAGTAATTGTTCTACTACCTGAATTATCCACAACATTGTTAGATATATTAAATCCGCTAAATGTATCAGTCGGCTCCGTCCTGTAAATATAGATCCCATATAATGAACTATCATGTATGCTATTACCAGTAATAACCAAGTCTGCCATTACTTGATTTTTAAAATCAGTTTCTGACGCAGCTGCAAGCCCATAAACACGGATACCCCTTGCACAGCCAGTAATCACATTATTAGATACAACGTGCCCCCTGAAGTTCAGATCACCAAGGAATATGCCATCATCCCCAGAGTTTATCCTGTTATTGACTATGCGACTAAAATCACACCTTTGGTTGTCGATAGCGTTACCAAGGAAGCCTTCTATAGAGTTACCAGATGCTTCAAAGTGCCTCTGACTTTGCGCGCTAATGCACTGGTTATAAGGGTATCCACTTTTCGCTGAAAAATAGTTACCTACCACCCTATTATATAGGCAGTAAGTTTCAGTAAGACCGGGGTATGTATAAGGCTTTCTAAAAATAACACCCCAATTACAATTTGTCGCTCTGTTATTTGAAATTGTGCATTGGAAAGCACCATCCATAACAATGGTATTCTTGTCGTAATTTACCCCTGAGTTACCACAGTTGTTAAATAAATTTCTATCGATGGTAATGTCGCTGCAAAAGATGTTGTTGGTATAATCACCACTTACACCTATCCCAGGCATTTTAAGATTAAGGAACTGACATCCTGATACCTTAGAGGTAGAACTGCCAGAAGCAAAAATGATACCTCTACTCGTTAATCCTGTAGTTCCGTCAAAAATGATGTCGGTAATAGTTTTCCCTGCCCCTGATACTCTCATCATTGTACTGTTGTTGACAGCTGGCTCAATTATCTTACCGCTGTAAACAGAGCAAGGATTGGTGTTATAGACCTCAATTGCACCACCAGATATAAGGTATGTTCTGCCAAGAAGGTCCGTCTTAGATGCGCTTGCAATAGCCCTATTAATAGCAACCACGTCGTTTGTGACGCCATCCCCAAGCGCGCCAAACATAAGGGGGTTTGTTACGTCCGCATTAATTCGTAACCACGCCGCCCCGCCTGCTGTCTTGATTATCGTGCCATTATTGTCGGTATAGGAAGATCCAGAAAGAACGGCACGGAATTGCCCTCCACCAAGCCTGGTTCCTGCTGTGTGTTCGCGAAGAGTAATTCGCTGTTTATCATATGTGGGCTCTATTGAGCGAAGCGCAGCAATAGTTGGACACTCACCTACTAACTTTTCCCCATCGTTGGCTCCGAGCATGCTCCTCAACGCTGAATCACCGACACTTAACCAAGCCCCAACACCTGTTCCTCCCGTTGAGGATGGCGTTGAGCCAGCAGGAACAACCTTAGGAAGTGCCCCATCCCATCTGTAATATTCACCAGTAGATGTATCTTTTAAGATCTGGTTAGGCAGCGAGATAGTGGCACCCGCCTGAAAGGATTCCACAGGTATCCACCCATACTGGGCTATCGCCTGCTGCGCAAGCCAGCGCAGGCCTTCAATGGTGTAGTGCTCATTACCGAAACGGTCGACATAAGTGTTGACCAGCGACGTTACAAACTCGTCAATTTTACCAGCATTAAACTTCAGATCGCGTGGTGATTCGCTTGGGACAGACAAATTGGTAGGTTGCGTAGCCATATTGATTCCATAAAAAAACCCGGCACGGTGGCCGGGTTTGGTTGGTCGGGGACGGTTCTTATTGGTAGATTGCGTCGCTGTATTCCGCGACGGTCAGAGATACCGTGTTATCTGTGTTCGGTTTGATGCTGTTGACCGTCCATAGCTGACTGTCCAGTTCCTCCACTGTCGCAATGAGGTAGCGCGACGGGAGCTGTACAGTGTCTCCGTTCCATATGTTGGGCTGAATGTCGGGTATTGCCGCGGTGAAGCCGTACTTCGTGTCACCGCGGGCCGTCGCCGGATAGCGCAGCGTCGGATTACCCAGGCTGTCGGTCACCAGCACGTACATATCCCCGGAAAAGGTGAGCGGCTCGCTGGTATCGAAGTTATTCCCGGCGCGGCCGGTGATGTAACCCTGTTGCTGGTTGCTGTCGTAGATATCAGGCATCTGAATGACGCTGCCAACCTGGATAATACCGTCCTCAAACACTTTTGCGTTCATCTTCACCCGGGAGTAGATTAGGCGCTTCGTTTCGCGCAGCGCGCGTTCGCGCGCCTGATACTCGTTACGGAAGCCGACAATTTCGATCTTATTCGGGTTCTCCGCTTCCTGCTCGACGATAACGCCGTTCAGAACACGGTAGTTGATGTACGTCTTGTTGTTCGTGGTCGGGTGAACGTAGGACACCTGCACGCCGTCGTAACCGCCTGGAAGAGTAGCCTCGTACGTCATTTTGTACTCGTCCGTCTTCATGTTGGCCCGGTTGAATACGGCCGCCGGGTAGCCAACTTTCTGGTCCCTGGTGAACGTGAGCACACCGTCGTCCCAGTACGCCACCACAGATGCCGCATTGCAGATCGCCTGCACGCGGTCTCCCAGAGAGTCGTTCTCATCATCAAAGGTATAGTCGAAGTAACCAAGGCGCTCATCAGGCAGGCTTTCGGCGATCGAATACAACCCATACAGGTCAATGCTGCTTACGGGCTGCTCACCCATAATCAGCCATGTGTGAGCCACTGCATCAGCGAATGAACGCGACGGACGCAGCGTGTAATCTACCGTCTGCGTGTCCAGATCGTACGTGATGGTGTGCCGCGTTACCAGGGCGTTGTATTTGCGGTCGCGGCTGCCCAGCGCGTTCTCTGTAGCCCTAACCTTCACGCGCACCAGCGTATCGGTTGGATGGACAACGTTTGTTCGCACGTTTACGGCGTGGATTTCCTCAAGTTTGAGTATCGACGCATCACCAGAGTTATCGGTGCGCTGCAGGTTAATGGCGTACTTCCCGAAGCCGCCAGTCGGCACTATCTTGTCGGTCCGATAGAATGTCTCGCTATCCTGCTTGTGCCAGGTTGTCTGCTTGAACACCAGCGTCTGCTGAGTGCCAGGGATCATGTTGTAGTCGTCATCAATTTTCCAAAGCACCACCTTCCAGTTGGTCTGCTTCTTCGGACCGAGGCTACTTTGGGTATGGATCCACAACTGCGTTGATTCAACCGGAGAAAAGAACGGACCTACGACCAGCGCTTCGTTGTCGTTCAGCACGAACTTCGTCGTGTTGATCGTTGCGGTAGCGGGGATATCTGGCGGGCCATCCAGGTCGCCCATGGTGAAGGTGTACCAGCGGACTGGGTTTATCACCGCGCCGTCGTTTGTCTCTACAGCTGAAACAAGCGTGCCGGAGAACGTGGCGTCAGTAGTTACCGAACCAGAGGCAGTCGCGTAAGTGACGTTTATGTCGAACGAGACGGCATGCGGCAATACCAGGCCATGAAATAGTCAAATTCCGCCTGTTTAACGATTTTCACCGCTATCTGACCGCCGGCATACGTGCCGCTGACCACTGTGTTGGCTGTAGCGGTTTCAACAGGGAACGATTCGCCCTGGTTCGCACCCGGGACTTCCTGCCCATCGACGTCATCGAAGCTGTAGCCTTCGTTAATCGACGGGATTACCTCGCCAGGCTGAATGAACTGGTATTCGGCTCCGGCCATGCTTCCAAGGCTCGATTCTGAGTAGCGCACAGACTCATAATTGTACTTGCCAATCCCGATACACATCCATTCCGTCACGTACTTCTTGCCACCGTCTCGCACGCCAGTGCTGATGTACTCAAACAGTGATTCCTGAATCAGGTCTGGGAAAGAACGCACCTGCCCGTATATGTCCGGTTTGGCTTTATAGACGCGCGCGGTGTTTGTCTGACCGGTCAGGCTATTGTTTGGCGAGTCGACAGTGTTACCACCGGTATTTGCGATTGCCGGCTTAGGCGCCAGAAAAGAAAATACAGACCCGACAACTTTGAAAATCGGGCTCAGGATGTCACTGACAATGCCCTTTGGCTGGTCGAAAATCTGGATGTTGTCCAGTTCGCTCAGCTCAAACGCCAGCTCGTCATCATCACAAAGCTTTACGCCGTTCCGGACAATCAGCAGATCGCGGTGAAAGGTAGCGTCATTTGCCACCAGCCAGTCATAAAAAAGGGTGCCGTTTGGCACCCTGTAGCGTTCTTTTGGCGTCCCCGGGAAACGCTGAAGCTCAATCAACGCCATATTCGAAAAACTCCACTTTGGTGAATGCCCGCTGAATGACCAGCAACGAGTCCATGCGCACGCTTCCGTTCTCGCCGCGCGAGTGCAGCGCCTGCCGGTTCAGTACCAGGCCAACATGCGCAGGTTGCGCGCCGCGGTACCCGACGAATATCCCGCCATCGACCGGTTTATCGAGCTTGCGCCAGAAAACGACGTCTCCCTGATAGCAGGTGAAGAAATCCTCACCGGCTTCGTAGTCCGGCGTCTGGTGCAGTTCAATGCCGAGAACGTGCCGGTAATACAGCACCACCAGCCCCCAGCAATCCAACTTCTCGAACGAACAGGCCCGGTTAGCCCATGGCACGCCGATCACCTTCCGAACAAAATCAGAGGTACTGCAGGCCGGTATATTCCGTTGGGTCATAGAGCCTTCCGATGTTGTTGTTCAGCGGGTTGGTGACGGACAGGGTTACTGACGCGGAGTCAGCATCGATGTCCACTGTCTTGACGTATAACTGCCAGGACTTAATCGGCACAGACACGTCCCCGCTGTCGAAGATCTGCCTTGTGGCCGTGATGGCCGTCAGCCGGGCCGCGCCCTTCCACTGCTTCATCAGCGCTTTGATGTCCGACGAAAGCCGCCCTAACTTCACCGTCGCGTCGATTACCGGCGTGCCGCTCTGCTGACTCTCCTCGATTTCAAAGCGCGCGGGCGTGTACGTCTGGCCGCCGAGCGTCTTCGGAAAGAACTGCTTATCGACCAGGTGGATGTAGCCAAAGGATGGATGGTAGAAAGTAATGGTATCGTACAGCCCACGCGTCGGCCGTTGCTGCTTGTACTCCCTGAAGCTCTGCATTACGGCACCCTCGGAAGTGATTCTGGGTCTCTATTGTCCGGATAACCCGTAACCACGATATCCAGCCACGAATCCCACGGTGGCGGCAGCTCTACAATGATGTCGTCGAACTCGTCGTCGGCGTTGTAGAGGTGGTTCGCAATAACTGTCCCTGTCCAGGTCACCACACCGCCGTCAATACTGGTTTGCACCGGCATCTGCGTGAAGTGAAGCTCCTGCAGCTGCAGACCGCTACCGCCAAGGTTGATATTCATCCGGAACCAGTTCAGGCCCCGGTTGAGATAGTTCGGGCTGCGCAGCCACTGCTGGAAAGCGCGCTCCTGGTCCAGAGTGAAGATCCATGTCAGGGACCATGTCACTTTCAGGTCGTGAGTAAGGTTCTGGAAGATAGCCGGGCCGACCGCTGGCTGGTCGGTCTGGAACCCGGTATCGAGCGTCATATTTTTGCTGGCCTTCTGCGCCAGCGGAAGCCAGTCGGGATAGTCGATAATTGGCATCAGCCCTGCCCCCTTGGCGTGCGCTTAACGTTCAAATTGCTGGTAATAGCCTGGCTTGCTGGTCCACCATTATTCATGTCAGCGATGAATGTATCGATAGTCCAGGTGCCGTCACTGCCCTGCGTAGCCTGTGCATCGACCGACGCTGAAGAGTAATTGTTGATATTCAAAATTACCCCGCCACCGCCTCCGGCAGTCATTTCCTTGTTGCTGATCACCTTGCCGTTGTCGCCCGGTATCATGTACTGCTTACCGGTGCTGGCCTGGTAAATCTCCGGCATTCCACCTTCGCCGACCTGATACATTCCGCTTGCACTAACCGGCCCGCCGTTCTTACGCTTTCCTGACAGTGCCAGGATGCCAGCCATAGCTCCGATGCCGATCGCCACCGCTCCACCGAATGACGCAATGGAGGACATGATGGCCGCTGGCGTCCATGCTGCAGTTGTGGCCGCCGCCGCCGCGGTAGACGTCGCCGTGGTAGTGGCAATGCCTGCTGCCTGCGCCGTGGTAGATGCTGCAACCGCTGCAGTGGTGGCCGTCTGCCCCATGATTGCCGATTTAACCCACTCAACGCCCATCTGGACGAAGGTGTTGATGAGGCTGTTCAGTACGGTATTCCCGATCGAGCGCAGAGCATCGGAAGCTGACATGCTCCCGGTGATGATGCCGGTTAAGGCATTGGACGCATTACCGGCCAGTGCATCAAAGGACGCCGCCAGCGCTTCATTGCCTGCGCTCTGGTTACGGAAAATCTCCCATTGCGCCGCGATGCGAGCCTGCTCGTACTCCCTGTCAGCTGATGCGCGCAGCATAAGCGCGTTCTGGTGAGTAATAATCCCCTGCTGCTCGTAAGCCTGAATAAGCGCGAGTTTTCGGGCATTTTCATTCGCCAGTTGCTGCACCGGATCCACACCGCCAGCAGCTTCCTGCAGTGGGCTGACAGCCTGATCGGCACGGATTTTCGCAAGGTTGGCCTGGTGAGTTGCTTCCAGTCGCTCGGATGTCTGATTGAACTGCTCCTGACTGATTTTCTTCGCAGCCAGAGCGGTATTCAGGTCCTCAACATCCTGCCTGTAGCTGGCGTTCTCGCGGGCCTCAGGAAGAAGTTTCTCCGCTGCAGCCTGAGCCTTAATGGCGTTGGCGGTGTCCCATTTTTTGGCCGCATACTGACCGGCAAGTGCTATCTGCTCTTTGGTGGCACCTTTCCCGAGCGACTGCTGCGCATTCAGAATAGCCTGCTCTCGGCTCAGCTTATTCGTTGAATCGGCAGCGAGTTCTGACTGCTGTTTCAGGTTCGCCAGCTTCTGAGCAATGGTTTCTGCCTGAGATGCTCCTTTTTTCTGCTCCGATTTAAGCTTCTTTTGCTCTTCCGTATTTTTGTACGTAGCGGCAGCATCATCTTCCATCTGCTTGGCATGCGGATCATCCTTCGCAAATCCAGCATCTTCGGCAGCGTATTGCGCCTGCAACCGTGCGCGAGCCTCGCCCTGCAACTTCGAGAGTGCCAGGTTGCGCTCGGACTGTTTGATCAGGTTCTTCTGTCCGGCGGTAAGGTTATCCGTGGACTTATTCAGGCTGTCTACATTGATCTTCGCATTGGCTGCCTCTCTTGCCAGATCGACAAGTTTACCAGCCAGCTCAGCAATGGCTGACTGCCCATCTTTGGAGGAGGACTTCATTTCCTGGAGCTTTTTCGCCAGTTCCTGAAGTGCTTCAGGCGACGGGTTGTTGCTCAGGTCTGATAACTCTCTTGCAAGATCAAACGCTGATTGCTTGCTGATGCCGAGGCGTGAAGAAAGCGTGCTGACCGTTGAAGATAAAGAGTTCACAATGCCAGAGGCATATTGCCCCTGACTGTTGGCCTGTTGAATGGCCTGGCTCCAGTCATTTGTGGTAACGCCAAGCGCAGAAAGCTCATCGTTGAACTTTTTGATGCTTGGAGACGCACCGCCAACAGCCGCCAGTGCGCGATCGCCTAACGTAATGAAAGCATCAGACGCGTCACTAATGGCTTTAGGAATCTTTGAGATCGCCTGGTTATACTCGAGCAGTGCCTGATTTCTCAGCAAAGTAGCCACGTCGGCATTTACGCGCGCCAGGGCAGCATACTTGTCGGAAAGCGCGGCCACGCCTTGCGATGAAATGGTGATAACCTTATCCATCGCTTCAGCTGCGTCTTTCAGCGCATCCATGGCATTCTTGCCGCCATTCAGCGAAGTAATCAGCACGCCAGCCAGCACCGAACCAAGCGCGATTATGGCACCAACGACTGCGCCGCCGGGACCGAATGCACCAGCGAGTTGAGACCCCTGCTGAGCGAACGCCACCAGCGCAGACTGGCCGCCCTGCACCTGTACTATGAAATCCTGAACCTGATAACCAGCCTGCTGCATGCTGGCCTTCCAGCCTTTATTACTGCCCATCGAGGTATCAGCAGCGCCTTTCATGTCGAAGAGCCGCCCAGTCAATTCGCCGATCTTCTGCTTCTCTTCGTCTGTAGCTTTTGACCCGGCTCGGAGCTGGGCTGCCAGAACCGCGGCACTACGCGCGCCATTCTCCTGCGCTTCGTCCAGCACAGCCAGCTGGTTACCCAGCGCCTCGATGATTGATTCTGCGCGACTGAATTCACTGCTCGCGCCGCCGGTACCGCTGCGGGCCTCTTCCATAGCGCGGGCAATTCCGCTCACGTTGGTGTTCAGCTTGCGCAGCTGGTTATCCATGGAATTGGCATAACCAGCCAGTTCAGTAAAAGCGGATCCGGTTTGAGACGTGCTCTGGTCGAGGTTATCCATTCCCTTCCCGGACTGCTGGGCTGCAGCATCCAGTTTATCCAGAGCATCAATGGCCTGTTTACCGCCCTGCAGCAGCGGCTCAATATTGGCGCTGACTTCATAAACGATGCTACCGGCGTTTTTCTCACCTGCCATGTCGTTCTCCGGACATAAAAAAACCCGCCGAAGCGGGTTTTAAGAAATGATTAAAGTTTACAAATTAGCGTACGTTTCAGGGATATGGAGGTCAGAATGAATAGGCAAAGATGGTTTGACTCTATGACCGAGAGTATAAGTGAATACTTGCTTTCCTTCAGATCTCGCAAATTTGATGATGGGTGCAAAATCTGAGTCACCTGTTACCAAGCAAAAAACGTCTGCTTGGTTTTTTAAAGTCATAGATGAGATATCTAATGCGATCCTCATATCCACACCTTTCTGCTGAAGATTGGGAGAAACATTATGAGCATTAATTGTTGCCGTCCCTCCTGCACCTGACTGAAGAGCAGCATCAGAAACCTTCCACCCTCTAAAATTGAGTTCCCCTAGGCGCACAGCAAAAAAAGGCTTGACCTTAAGCTCATCTAACAATGTATTACAATCAATGGCCATTTGTGTAGCGCCAAAGTTAATAACAGCGTTGGATATAGGATGTGTCTTAGTACCCGTGAAAGGCTCAGCGTCGTAATAAAACACACGATACAACCGCATCCCTAATAACTCAGCTCGTGCTTTAATTTTATTAACTAAATCTTCGACATTTTGAGCTGTCATTGGTGCTGCCTGAGTACCTAATTTTCGGCGCAAGAACCCTGCGTCAAGAAGTACTGCGTACTGTCTTTCCATTTTTATTAACCGAATTCGGGGAATTAGAGGGAGAGTGGTGGGTTAGGCTCGCGGAGGTAAACCTCACTTGTATGGGGTGCGAGCCGCCCACATCATTGTTGCGAACTATAACTCCTACTCAATAACCCTGCAAGTATGGCTAGTGCAAAATAAAAGGTAATTTTGTAAATTTCATTTTATTAACTACTAACTTGTGCCCTGCGCGCGGCCTGTTTAGCCAGGTATTCGTCGGCGATGCTGTCGTACTCTTCGCGAGTGAAACCTTTCTGGTCCGGGTATTTCGTGGCCAGCAGCATCTGAAATTCGGTCATCGTTAGCTGCGAAGCTTCGGCGCGATTCATGCCGAAGTGACTTCGTGCCGCGCTGATGTAGTCGAAGGCTTTAAACTCGGTAGTGCGCTCGTCAGTCTCGTGACGCTGCAACTGTCGAACTTTGGCTTTACCTACGACCCCGTGCTGCATGAGGTGCTGCGCCAGTACGATGATGTCGTTCTTCGGCATCTGGCCCGGGCGGTAGACGACACAATGTCGCCACCCTTTCCATTCGCCAATCATTGGCGTCAGGTCATCATCACAACACGCCTGCAGCACAAGCATGCACGTTGATAACAGCTTCTCAGCGGCGCGGTTGAATGAAGGTGATAGCCATTCAGGAAAGCGGCCCAGCCCGCCGGTGCACACCTCAATGAGTTGAGCGACATCATTCCCGTGGATGGTGGCATACGCCTGCACAATCTCTTCCGGAGTGCCGATTCTCGCCATAGCCTCGAATGACGGCCGTAACAGGTAATCTTTCCCGCCTTCGCGGCTGTCGCTGATAGAGAGTTCGCCAATATCTGTTAAAGCGGTCATAGGCCTTCCAGTAAACGGTCATTATCAAGGGCGGCACGCCACCCTTTGGAATGTCCGTTAAGTAACTGTTACCGTATGCACGGCCACAAAGTTGCCGTCTTCGGTGTTGATGATGATCTGCGCGCTGCCGGTCGCCACACGGTTAACCGTGACGGTAGTACCTGATGCCGTGGCAGTGGCTTTGGTGGGATCGGTTGAAGCGACGGTGAAGCCAGTATTTGTTGCGCCGGTTGGTGCGATATTCACCGTGAAGGTGCTGGTACCGCCAGCCGCGCCAGTGCTGGTAGTCGGGGTTACCGTCACACCAGTCACTGCTACCGCAGTGATTTCGTTCACTTCGATAGTGCTCGCGTCACCGACCTTGAACTCAGTAGAGAACGTGACGATATCGTTAGTGCCACCGTCAGAACTCAACGCGTTAATGTTCATGTAGCCGATGAATTCAATCGGACCGTAGTCCATGCGCACCCAGATACCTGGCTGGCGCTTAGCCTTCAGCTCATCAGCGAAATACTTGATGAACTTGCCGACACCGTACTGGTCCAGTTTGTCCTTCTTGCGCACTTCACCTTCAAAGCTCAGGGTGAAGTCACTGTTGGTGATGATGGTCTCGACATAGCCGCCGCCGTCATCCGCATCAGAGGTAACCGAGTTAGGGTTGAAGTCGAAGCCTTTCGACGTACCAGCAGCCAGCGCCTTCCACTCAGATTCGAGTGGTTTGACATCCGGGCAGCCATCGGCGACTTCCAGCACGACCGCACCGCCGAACAGGCGTTCGTTCGAGTTCTGGCAATTAGCCATTTGAAACTCCTCTTTGACGTATAAAAAGAAAACCCGCCGAAGCGGGTTATTTGGTTGGGATGGCTATTCGCCGTAAGTGCAGGCGAACTGGAGTCTGAAGACTATTCGCCCTTCTTCTGTGAGCACCGGCGCGGGAATTGCGCCCATGTTCTGGATGTAGCCGACGCACTCGTCAGCCATGGGGTTGGCCTGGACGTAATCGACGATGCGCTGTACGGCATTGAGTGCGTCTTTGCGCTTATCTTTTGCGCCTACGACGTCGACCAGGACGTGATACTCAGAGCCGAGGTCAGTCCGAATATACGATCCGCCGTTAGGCCTGAACACCATGATCGCCTTCGACAGGTCTCCCGGGTCGTCGTACATCAGCTGCTGCACCGTGAAACCGGTAGTTAGCCCGGCGTCGCCGAACATGTTGCGCACCCGCTCGTGCATCATGGGTGTCATAGCGAAAGCTCCTTGCGCATCACCGCATCAACGTTATCGCGCTCATCATTCGCGCCTTTGGTCAGGAATTGCGGTTCACCGTGCGGATCCCAGTAGTTGCCCTTTCCGGTGCCGCCGCCGAACTCTTTCGGTTTCTGCGGACCGAACTCAGATCGGTTGCTGGTTATACCAAAGTGCGCGCGCGGCTGACCTTTCAGCTTGCCTGACGCCTCATGAACGTACGCGGCATAGTTTGCTGAGTAACCGATGCGCCCGGTGATGAACACGCCGCCAGCGTCAATTTCGCGAAACTGGCTGTTAATCAGCGTAGAGGTGTCGATCGGGGTGTAATAGGCTGCCCGTGCCCCGATGAGAATCATCGCCGACTGCAGCGCGCGAATCACCTTGCGCCACTTCACGTCGTTGATGACATCGTTCAGGTGCTTTTTCGCCTGGCTAACGCCCTTCACTTTGATGCCCATGGCTACACCCCCGTCAGGATGGCGTAATCATCCACTAGGCGCTCGAACATGTCGGCGTAGCGGATAACCTGCCGCACCTCGTCTGCTCCGGCGACAACCGGATCGGATTCGGTTGACTGGCCAATCAGCAGGTAATCACCCGCCGCTGCCAGTGCATACTCAGTCCAAACGGTATTCTTCACGACGATTTCAGATCCGATATTGCCGATGCGCTTTGACAGGCCACCTTCGTAATCACAGAGAATCGACTCAGGGGCAGAGAAGCCGAGCGAGTCACCGTATTCATCGTTACCGAGATTGCGCCAGATTGTCGCCGTCGCGGTGTATGACCAATTAGCGGTTGACGACATCAGTCATCCCTCCATCGCAGCACAGCGGCGCCAGTCGCCCGGATGCGCGGGCAGTTGATGAACCACTCGCCGTCCGACTTAACGTAACCGGTTGTCTCCCGCCCTGTGTCGGTCATCACCCAGACGCGGGTGAATGAGCGCGGCAGGCCGTGCTTAACTGATTTGTACGTCATCAGCAGCCCCCGACCACCATGAACAGGCCGACACTATTACCAGCGCTGATCGGTAACTCACCGGTGCATCCGCTGGTATCGAGACGAGCCAACGAGTCGCGCAGCCAGGTAATGCTGTCGTCACCATATTCAAACGAGCGGGACGCGCCAGACGGCGCACCCTGTGATTTGATGCGGCGCGCACCAGACGACGTAGCCATAAGCGCGGCGGCGTACATCAGAATCAGCTTTGCAGTGCACTCGTCATACCCCGCACCATCGAGGCACGGGATAATTTTGTTGACCGCGCAGAGAATTGGATCCAGCAACGCCATGGGAATGGTGTAACCCAATTCACCGAGGTACGCCTGCACGTCTGCCGCTGTGATTGGGTCAGCCATGGTTATTTCGCCTTCTTGGTTGCTTCCGCCAATGCCGCTTCGGCTTCGTCAGCGCGTTTTGTTTCTGCTGCCAGTGCGTCGGCGTGAGCCTTGTCTTTTGCTTCACCATCGGCGATTAGCTTTTGGTTCTGCTCCAGCGCGTCGGCGAGTTGCTTTTGCAGGCCAGAAAGGTCTGCCGCCTGCGCGGACGGAGTTGCCACTTCGAAGGTAAGCTTCTCGCCTTTCTTCTTGTCGGTTTGCTTCGCCTTGCCAGCGCTGATCCAGCGCTCAGCCGTTGCGTCGTCAACATCCACCACCGAACCAACCTCCAGTTTGCGGAGATTGGCACCGGCGTGCAGGTTACTTGCCACGATTTCTACCAGTGCCATGATTTATCCTTAGCTTGATGCGTGAATTACGGAGTATTTGTTGTTGATGTCCTGCTTGACCATCAACCCCATTGCACCCCAGGTGCGCCAGATGTAGTCGCTGTTGTACTCAGGACGCGGAGATGCAACGGTACCGATAGCCTGGCCGACGATTGGAGCAATGACACCTGCACTCAGTGGAACGATGACGATTTCGTTACCTGACAGTTGGCTGTCTTCTTTAATCGCCGCTACACCGGTCAGCTTCAGGATTTCATCCATGATCGTTCCGGACTGGAAGTTGTCGGAGAAGTAGCGTTCCAGGTTGGAGATGATTTCGCCGGATACATACCAGGTCTGCTCTGCATACTGGTTGTTTACGCGACGCATCTGATCACGAAGCACGATTGCCCCGGCGCGGATGTCCTGAGACGTTGCTGTGCCAGAGGTAAAATCGATGTTCAGGCCTGAAGCGCCAAGGTCGATCTGCGCTACGCGCTCATCGTCACGCAACCCTTTCCAGGTCAGACCGTCAAACACTGCGAAGTTGCCAGCTTTGTCGCGGAAGCCGTTGAAGATGTAGTCAACGTAACGACGCTGAACGTCTTCAACCGAACCACGCTGCGCATCAGCCTGCGACTGCAATGCCTGTGGGCTGTTGAAGATTGGATCACGCCATTCGAACTTAAAGCCCGAGTCGTGAATAGGTACCATGGTGCCATCGAAGGAATAGCTGCGAGCATCCAGCGCCGCACCAACCTGACCGGACATGGAAGTATGAGCCCAGCCGCGGCCGCCGGTACGAGCGTAATCGTAACGAGACTGCTCAATTCGCACGGAGCGAGAGAGCGGCATCAGATCGTTCAGCAGGGTGAATTCGGTATTTGGCTCGAACTGCTGAAGCACAGTTGTGTCGAAAGCGCGATACAGGCGGCGGATATCGTCAACTGCGTTCACCGCGTCGAGATAAGGGGCGTTTTCTGCATCACCACGGAACTGAGTGCGCGCCAGAAAATCAGCTGCTGCCTGAGCACTGGCGTTTCGCTCAAGTTCGAGAGCGCGCCATTGCGCCTGGTTTACCGCGAGGTTACCGGTCTTCTCGCCGATAGACTTGGAGAATACAAACATTCAGTGCTCCTTATTTGAACACAACGCGAATCAGATCGCCCGCCACCGCAGTGACTGCTTTATCTTCTTCGACATAAGCGAATACGGCGACATCATCTACAACCGCAGTGATCTGACCGTTGGCTACTGCAACCGGCTGGCCTTTGGTGTAAGTGCCCGCTGCTGCTCGCACATTTAGGAACATGCCAGGCAGCGGATGAATACCAACAACCAATTCATTGGCTGGGATTGCGTCATCAACACTCAGGCAGCGCAGGTAGTCTTTGTTTGCCACATACTTGATGGCGGATTCTGCCCCGACCACAGAGGCCGTGAACTTGTCAGCAGTACTGAAGAAGCCAACAGTACCAGGCAGAGTCGATGCAGCCGCCCCGCCTTCGCGGTTAAGCAGCGGATTAGGGAACACGCCGCCGGCGTGGATAATATGCTTTCCGTCTTTAGCCATTTTTTACTCCGGCATTTCGCTGACTGATTGGGTGTTGGTTGCCTGATGGCGGAATGCACCGTTCAGGCCGAAAGATGTCTGGCACTTGGCGTACATGGCGTCGAGCGCCTTACCGTCCAGATCCGCGACTTCGTCGTCGCTCATGTTCATCGCCAGCTTCACAGCCGCGCGCTTTTCGCCTTTCTCTTTATCGGCGTTAGCGCTCAGGCTGTTGAAAACGACGTCCACGCGATCGGCGAGTTTCTGCGCCCACGCTGGCATCTCTTCGTTATTGGCGGCCTGCTCTTTTTTCTTGGGCTTGCCGGTTTCCGGGTCGATTTCTTCATCGCCTTTTTTCTTGGCGGTGGCTTCTTCGGCCTTCATCTGGTTGTATGCGTCCATCAGCTCGGCGTCGGACTTGCCTTCAGTCGGCTTACCAGCGGCTTGCAGCGCATTGATAATCAGTTCTTTCATCGGATCGTTCTCTCCGTTGGTTTTAATCTCGTACTCAGTGGGTTTGCGCACGACTTCTACAGGTTCGCCGACGAACACGGCCTTGCCGTCATCATCGATGAGGTACTTCTGTTTCAGGTATTTGGTGTCATTGCGGTAGATGAAGCTGTCCGGCCACACCGTTTCAGACCAAAGCCACTTATCTTCGGTGTCACCCTCGCGCAGCTTGTCGCTGATAGCGCGGGAGATATCGTCGAAAGAGAAATTAGAGGCATTGGTGAAGAAGAATTTGGTCTTGTTGAGCAGGCCGTCTCGGGTACAGTCGATGCCATCAGCCAGACGGGCAACTTCAATCTGCTGCTCATCACCTTCAGAGTTAACGAAGATGCCCACGCCATCCTCCGGCGTACCCGCGCCAGGCTCATCGAGCAGCACCGCCACATGGTCAAACATCATGTTGGTGGCGATCTCGTTGTACTTCTTGCCCTTCGACTCACCATTGGCGGCGATGCCGGAATACAGCAGACCGGTTGAGATGTGGATCGGGTCGGAGTTGGTACCAGCCAACATCTCATCCAGACGGTTAATCAGGCGCTTGCCCTTGTCGCTGGATTCGGCGTACTGGCGGTTAACGTACATATCGCCCGTCACTTTCCCGTCTTTGTGGCTGACGTTCTGCAGCCATGCCCCGACGTGATACTCATTCACCGCCCGGACATCGCGCGCCGAAACATGCTTGCCGTCCACTTTCGGATGGCCCAGCGGCATCGGGTTGCGCTCGAGTGTGTTGTAGGCCTTTTCGATTTCGGCTGCCGGGTACAACTTCCGGTTCATCACAATATCGTCCACGACAGGCGTGATGCCGCGAACCACGATATGTGGCTTGCCGTCGATGGTTTCAGTGGTGATGTTTGAAGCGGAGTTGACGACGGTCAGCACGTTAACGCGGTTGCGTTTCATGCTGGGTCCTCGTTATTGGATATCTGGCAATAAAAAAGGCCGCCGTAGCGACCTTCAGGAGCTCTGAGGTTATTTAAATTTAAGTTCTTTTTCAGCGTCCAAGACAATGGCATCAATAAGTTGCTGGGTCGCAATCGTCATATCATTGTATGCCACAAAATCTGGGTAACCCTCTTCGTAAACACTATGATCGGAATCAGCGTCCTGCTTGAAGAAATTATTGAGCAAATCCCTTGTATTATTGCTTAGAGAGATTGGTGCGAGCACATAAAACCGATGGAGTTGCGCTTTTATTTGATGGAATGTATTCCAATCAACAGACCCTTTCGGCGGCGGCCTACCATACATACCAGCATTGTATTCAGCCTCGTAAAAATCTGAGGCGTGGGAATAAATTGCTTTGATTTCAAATAATTTATCAATTAATTGATTGTACGCAGCATGTTTCTTCTCCCACCATTTTTCTTTGTAAAATCGATTCAGAGCGAAAAATGCAGTAAATCCTGCTGCCACAACCCCAGTGGTGATTGGAACAACTAGAGATAAAAAGAATGAACCGACTTCTGCCGGAGTTACACTGCTCATTGCTCACCCTTAAGCAACTTTATCATTTACATGATGATATCACTCCGACTCGGATTTCCAAGCTTTCCTCTCTTTCGCCAGTTTCTCAGCCAGCCCCTCATTGAAGATGCTGCCGTCGTCGTTGAGCAGCACTGGGATCTGGCTGCAGTAGCAGTTGTACCGGTTGCCGTTCTCGGCGTAGAAGTCCCGAATCTCTTCGGTGGTGTAGACCTTGCCGTGGCGGCTGGCATGCCAGGTTCGCGTCGTTGGTTTTAGCGCTGACAACCACAGTAGGCCGGTATTCAGCCCCAGCCGGTCAGCAGCCCAGTCGGTTTCGTTCCATTGTGCCTGCCGCAGTGCGCCGACCTGCTCAGTCTGAGCGATGGTCTTTGCCTTCGACATCGACACATCGAGGCGCTTGCTGATTACGCTGGCCGTCTCGCGAGGGTTCACCCCGCGCGCGACCGCATCGGTGATGATGTTGGTCAGGTCGCCGCGGGCTGTATCGCTGATGACCTTCCAGTCACTGAACGTTGTCAGCCTTGCCGCTGCCACCTGATTAAGATGACCGGGACTGCTTAAAAGCTGCTGCAGCGTCGTCTGACTGGCATACACCTGCGACTGTTGCGAGAGGTTATTGAATGCCTCAAGCGTGCCGCGCTGCGCTTCTGCGACGACGTAATCCATCGCCCAGAGATTTTGCTCGCCACCATCCAGCAGGTAATCGTCGAGAATGGCCTGCACCGCTTCCAGCAGGTCCGCCAGTTCCTGCGCCGACATGTCGTAGATGAACTTGCCGGCGTTTACCTGGTAGAGGCGCATATCCGCGCCGTGGTCATGACAAAGGAAGTGCCAGTTATGGCTGTTAACCTCGCGCTCACGCCCGGTAAGGCGCTGGTCGAACAGAGATTTCAGCGCTCGCTTGATGCCGATATATCGCTTCTCGATATCCCGGAACATCGCGGTTACCGGAATCGCAATGGCCGGTACGATGCCACGACCCCAAGCGGAGCAACGTGTGGGCTAACTCTTACTTTCTTGTTCAGGAGTTTCAGGAAGAGAACGGTGTTATTCGCCTGACGGTGAACACCACCAGCATTGGCAGCTCTGGCCGGTGGAAGGATGGCATCAGTTGGGATGCATTGCAGGAGATAAAGTCAGCCGTTGGCTATGGGGATCGGGATGCCGTGGAGATTTACCCGCGGGATTATGATGTGGTGAACGTGGCGAACATGCGCCACCTGTGGATTACGCCGGAGCCAATTAGCTTCGCCTGGCGGAAGTAAACAGCATCAGCGCATCGCCGTGTGGCGGGTGACATCCCGCCAAATAACGACGATCAACTGAACATCAACACATTATATGTACATACGACCATGAACATTCAGATCAAAACACTATCTGTCCGAATTAAAGACAAGCACGCAGCCGTTTTGCGGCAGATGGCCTTTGAGGTCAATCAGATCTTTAATCTGGCAAACGAGATAACCAGCGCAGCATACGGCAACGCTGGCTTTTTTGGCGCGCAAAAACCGCAATGGCTATCGGCGTTTGATGTTCAGAAACCGCTCCTTAAAGAGCGAAAAGAGCGCGGGTATACCATCCCCAGCCATACCGTACAGGAAATCGCAGCAATTCACGGCAAGGCACGGAAGCAATTTAAACGCTCTCGCTTACGCTGGCGAGTCAGTGGGGGATCTCGCCGTTCGTTGGGTTGGGTGCCGTTTAAAATAGGCAGCGCTGTCTGGAAAAATGGCGCGGTGCGGTTCGCTGGCAGGATTTTTAATGTCTGGGATAGCTACGGCTTGGGAGGATTTAAATTCCGTGCTGGAAGCTTTTCAGAAGACAGCCGTGGACGCTGGTACTTCAATGTTTGCGTAGAGGTCGAAACTGTCCCATCAACGGCCACTTCCGCCGTGGGTATCGATTTAGGGCTGAAAGACTACGCCACCCCGTCAGAAGGTGATCCGCTGATTGCCGGTAGATTCTATCGAGATCTGGAGCCTGCATTAGGAAAGGCACAGCGTGCAAACAAAAAAGCCCGTGTACGCGCCATACACGCCAAAATTAAGAACCGCCGCAAAGATGCCCTGCACAAGTACAGCACGGCGCTGGTTAACAGCCATGCGGCAATATTCGTAGGCGACGCGAGCAGTAAGAAACTGGTTAAAACCAAAATGGCAAAAAGCATTTTGGACGCTGGCTGGTTCATGCTCAAAACACAACTGGAATATAAAGCGATTGCGCGGTCAGTGGTGTTTGAAGTGGTCAACGAAAGTTATTCCACCCAAGCTTGTTCGTGTTGCGGGGCTATCTCCGCCAACAGTCCGAAAGGTAGAGCAGGCCTGCGAATAAGAGAATGGACTTGTTGTGAGTGCGGAACCACTCATGACCGCGACGTGAACGCCGCAAAGAACATTCTCGCGGCGGGGCATCGCCGTCTAGCTGTAGGAATCCCCTTCCTTTAGGACGGGGAGGATGTCAAGCAACTGATAGCCAGTTATGAGCTGGCTATTGGGTGCGAAAGCACTGCTCAGTTATCCCCCATTTTGCCCGGCCCCGCGCCGGGCGCTCTTTTTCTGGAGATCACAGATGAATGACAGCATCCTGGTTACAAGCGAAATCCTTGCGCGCTACAAAATATCGCGCAGCACGCTCTATTTCTGGAGCACTCCCGCACGTATGCCATCCAGCTTTTCATGCCCATTCCCGAAACCAACCATCCCCGGAAATCCGAAGCGCTGGCGTGAGTCAGAAATCAAGTCATGGGAAGACAAGGTCAACTTTGCTAAAGGGGATACCCAATAATCTCCTGCAAATGCTTCTGCCAGATATCCAGCCATTCATGCTGATCGTCCATATAGTCATGAAGGTTGTATCTGGCCATAACCCCGCCCATCTGATGTCCGAGCAACTTTTCTATAACGTGTGGTGGAGCGCCAAGCTCGGACAGGCGCGTGGCCACCGTTCTCCGCAAATCATGTAATGACCACTCCTTCATTCCGTTCTTACGCACTACCTGCATTGAGTACGTCGAGACAAGCGTCTGCCCAGGTGGGACATCTTCTTTATCCCGGAACTGTGCTGGAGTCAGAACGTGCTTAGTGATTGATCCGCGTTGATGCTCTTGCAGAAGCCTGACCGCAGTATCCGGCAACGCACGACGAATAGTTTTACCGGTCTTATAATCCTCTGCCGGCACAGTCCAGGACCTTTCTTTGAAATCGAACCACTCCCATCTCGACTTTCTTATTTCTGCGGCGCGGCATCCGGTTAGAATCATGAACCTGATTACCAGTTGTTGAGAGGGAGGCAGAGAGAAAAGAGTATCCCACACCTGCTTTATCTCACTATCTGAAAGCCGCCTCTCCTTCATCTTCGCTGCTATACCGACATCCGATTTTCGTAACGACTCCAGTGGATTGGTTTTGATTACTCCCCTGTTGTGGCAGAACCGGAAAGCACGCTTGGTCAGAGACAGCATCTCACCTGATATGACACTCCTCCCCATTGCATCGAAAACCTCAAGCCAGTTCGCCTTCACTGTCTGGTCCACAATAGCCTTCCCTAGCCGCGGGCTAATGTGCTTTTTGAAGCTTTTACCGTTCGCATCAATTTTAATGAGCCCCTCCGGGATACAGTAATGCTTCACCCAGTACTCATAGGCCTCATCGACTGTCAGCGCTTCTATTCTTTCAGCCTTCTCCACCAGCACTTTCTGCCGGGGATCATACCCCTCGCTCAACCACGCTCTGAACTGCTGTCTTCTGTCTCTCGCCTGAGAGAGTGAAATAGTTGGATAGTCACCAATGCTTAACTGCACAGGCTTGCCCAGCCAGCGATACCGATAGAAGAATGTGATAGAACCGGTTATGCTTAGACGCACATTCAGTCCGTTTGAATCAGAGAGAACCTCAACCTTCTCCCTGCGCTTTCCGAGCGACTTTCGTAACTTAGTATCTGTGAGCAC